ATGGCCATGTTGGGCGGCATCATTGGATTCTGGTTCGGCTCTAGGGGCTGGGCTAAGAAGTGAAGGTTAGTAAGGATGCAATCGAAGGAATCAAAAAAGACGAGGGGGTACGACTTCGTCCCTACCGCTGTCCTGCTTTACTGTGGACTGTTGGTGTTGGTCATGTTATCGATCCTAATCACATAAGGGTAAAGCTAGATGAACGCAAAGGACTTAGTATCCCTGATGGGTGGGATAGAGTTTTGTCAATGGCTGAAGTCGATGACATACTTGCAAAAGACCTCGCTACGTTTGAGCGAGGCGTACTTAGACTATGTCCAGAAGGACTTACCCAAGGCCGCTTCGATGCTCTGGTCTCCTTCAGCTTCAACGTCGGACTAGGTAATCTCCAGCGCTCCACAATCCGAATGAAGCATAACCGTGGTGACTTTGATGGCGCAGCCGATGGCTTCATGGCATGGACAAAAGCCGGGGGCAAAGAGCTCCCCGGCCTTGTCAAACGTCGCAAGCACGAACGGGATTTATACCTGAGCTGATTCCCGTAGCGGTGCTAACCACTTGGCTACCTTGGTATTGAGAACCATTCTCATCTCCAAGGTTAGCTGTTCAATAACCCCAAGGTTGCATTGCTTTAGTTGGTCAATGCTATCCAGTCGTTTCTGAACCGGCGCCTTGCCTGCCTTAGCAATCTTCTCAATCATTCCCACGTAGGCTGACTCCCATGCGTCGTAGGTAGGATGGTCTGTTGCCTCTCCGTTGGGTAGGGTTAGCGTGTATACAGTTCCTACTGGTATCTCGACTGCCTCAACCACGTCGTCCTTCTTGGCTTGCTGGACTGCGTTGGCCACGACGTTACTGATTGCGCTGCCGAACGCACCGGGTGGCTTTGGCAGTTCATCTAGCGGGTTGTTGACCTTGCGTGCCTCGGAGATTGTCTCAACCTCTGTCTCGTCTAGCATACCCAAGCCGACGTGAGCCAGCACCGAACGGCGGATAGCCTTGGTCGTACACTTGAGTACGGCGTTGGCCAGATGGTCGCCCTTCAGCCCGCCAATGTTGACTGCGCCTTGGTTCTCGGAAACCCGGCCATCGGAACCCGTTACCCTGCAAGACACAATGTAGATGTCGCCTACGTTCTCACGATGGGTTATCTGCGTTGATAGCTTATGCACGCTAGACAATTGTTGCGTCGCACTAGCGTTGGCATACAAGACTTGCTTGCCGTTCAGGGTCAGTAAGTCGAATGGTTTGGCAGCCGGGTCAAGCCCTACCTGCTGGCAGCGATACAGGTAGTAGTCCTTCTTTTGCATTGGGCTCAATCCAGACAAGTCGCCCTTGAGGACAATAGATTCTTGGATAGCAGGGTCTAGCACCTGCGGTTGTACGGTTACGTTGCTCATGGTTATTCCTTTACTGAGACAGAAGATTGACGGATAGAGTAGGCATCACGTGCCGGGATAATCCTTTGCTCTTGGGCTTTGTAGTGGCGCATTGGCCACGACACCTTGTACGAACCAGCCACGGCTTTTGATTTACCCTGCATGAGGGCCATCAGTTTGGTCTGACGGTTCTCAATGATTTCCTCTTTTTCCTTGATAATTTTTTTGGCTTCTATAACCTCGGAAGCCCAAGTAACAGCCTCGTTTTGCAGGACGATTGGCTCATCCCCATCGTCTGCTACTGGCCAGCACTTAGCTGCATCGTCGGTGTGCTGTGGCTCATACCAAAGGATTTCATTGGTCTTTTTCCAATGGTCAACCCGACGCTGGAAGTCATGGCATAGATGCTCAATGAACAGCAGGCTTTCTTGGTGCGGCTCAAACAAGAATAGCCGCATGGCAATCCCCTGATAGAGCACCGCCACACATCCCCACTTGGCATCAAGAATAGACATCTGGCCTTGGAGCTGTAACGGCCCACGATACAGGGGCAGCGTATCTTCTGGGCTACAACCAGCTACCTTAGCTTCCATCACTCCGACGCCATCGAGCTTGATCTCCCCTTTGCCTGACACCACAAAGATACCGTTAGCTGGGTCATGCTTGATAAAGTGACCCGTACCCATTGCGTTACCGTCTAGGCTACCGCATAGCTGCCATGAGGAATGGAAGTATGGCTTGGGGTGGTCTAGGTTTAACTTCTCTATACCCAGTCGCAGCGCAGCTTCCCGTAGCACTATCTGCTCAAGCCGGTTCCCCCAGTCGGCAGCCTCGGACTCAAATGGTTCCGGCTCTACCAACTGCAAGGCGTCGATGGTCTTGCGTAGCTCGTCGTTTGGCGTTGAATACCTAGACCTACCAGCCACGGCAGCCAGTCTGCTGCACGACAGCATAGTATCGGGCGTTACCTTTCCGTATTCCTTCATTTCTTTTCCCCTTTCTGTGATGGTGGAACCCATCCGTGTTGTTTGAATGTACGTACAACGTCTGTACGCTCGGCTAGAACGTACGGTTTACCAGTCAACAGGCTCATCTGCTGAGCCACGTTGCTAGGCGGCTTGCTTTTGACTAGCTTCAGGTTTGTCATTTCTTACCCTTTTTAATAAACGTGAGACTTGCATATCCGACCAGTTCTTACACCCCCGGGGCGTCAGAATCCCCCTTGCTTCTAGCCCACGACCTACGCCGTTGAGCGACTTGATGCCCTGTGCCTCAAGGTCTTTGACTACGACGCCAATCTTCTTGGCGTAGTCAGAAGCCCTACGAGCTAACGTCTGCCTGCCCTTGCCTGCCGAATCCGCCAGACGTGGGTTGCCAAGTTTCACCCCTCGGGCCTTGGCTGCGGCTAACGCTTCCTTTGTTCTGATTGAAATTTTTTCCCGTTCTTCTTGGGCAATGACTGCCCGTATGTTGTACTCAAGGGTGCTGTGGTTCTGCATATCGGCAATGATTATCTTGATGCCCATCTTGCGAACCCGTAGCAAGAACTCTGCGTCCCTTGATAGCCGGTCTAGCTTGGCCACGGCAAGCGGCAGCTTGTGGCGCTGAGCGTAATTGATGGCTTGGGCCAGCTCTGGGCGCTCATCGTCTGCGCCAGACTCAACCTCAACGAATGAGTACAGCACCATCGTATCTGGGATATTCTTGATGGCCTGCATCTGCGCCTCTAGCCCTAGTCCGCTGCGGCCCTGGCGCTCTGTGGATACACGGTAATACGCAACTATCTTCTGCATGACTTAATCTCCTGAAACGGTAGTTAAGATTTATCCAGAGCTCAATGTACCACAACTGTATTGCTCAATGCAATCTCGATGATATAATGGATTACCCTTATAGGAGATGGTATGCAACCGCTGCGAAAGTACAACACATTCATAGTCCGGCTCCGACCGTACACCCGAGAGCTGCTAGACCGGGCTGCCGAAGACCAACGCCGCAGTCGGGCCAGTCTTGTAGATGAGGCCATCATAGCCTTCTTACAGCCCCGCTATTCGGATGTTACGACCCGGCTGGACAAACTACTGGGGCCGAAGTGAAAGGCCGTGGAAGGCGTCAAAAAGGCGCCCGTGGGGAGAACGAACTAGCTCAGCTACTAACCGACCAGCTTGGATTTGTGGTCAAGCGCAAGCTAGGGCAGGCCCGGGATGGTGGGGATGACATACAGGTTGGGAAGTATAAGATTGAGGTTAAGCGGCATGAGCGCCTATCGGTGATGGACTGGGTGCGTCAGGTAGAGGCGACCTGTGGGGTAGGGGAAGTACCTATTGTGGTATTTCGCCAGAACGGTCAACCTTGGCGTGCGGTTGTACCGCTAGATACTTTGGTGTTTGCAATTAGGGAATCAATAGATGTCAATAACGAACAAAAATCTCAAGAACATGACTCAGGTAGTGGAATCGATAACGGGCAAGCGGTGGTGTAGCAATTGTCAACATAGCCAAGTGGCGAAGGGGGGTGTATGGAAGGTGACGAACAACAACCAGAGGCAAAGGTGGATATGCCAGTTGTGCGTGACAAAAAAGCAAGGCATTGTGTAGAGTGTTACCACAGCTCTGGGCCGTACACGTTTTTGTGGTGCGGGTTTTACGACAAGCCAACATCAGGTAAAACTTGTGATTCATTCCAACGATATGCAATCAAACTCCCCAAGTGGGAATAAGGAGAATAGAGATGAAAGACTGGTCTGTTTTGCGTGCAATCAAATCCATACTGGGGCTAGACTCATCACCACGGAAGATGGCCGAACCCTTGGCAATTATTCCGCAGAGTATTTCCTCTACGGCGAAGCCTGTTGGGTCTTCAAAAAGAAGAAGACCAAGAACACTAGGCGCCAGTACCTCGAACAAATCAGGGAAATCCGTGGGCAAGAAGCCTACCTCAAGCTCCACGAAGAAATGATGCGGATATGGACTGCTCGAAATGCGAAGCTCCAACAGAAGCAGGAATCACAAAAGTAATCAAGACTACTCCGCTGCTTATCTCGACCTATCGGATATGCACTAAGTGCGGGTTTACATTTTGGGCTTACGAATTAAAAGAAGGGGAAGACGATGAAGGCAAAGCTGATATTCAACCTACCAGATGACCAGTATGAGTACGATTGTGCGGTGCAAGGTAGGAAGTTTAAGCACGCTCTTGAGGCGCTATCTAGTGCCTTTCGGAATGAGATGAAGTACACCGGAACCCATGATGCAGAGCACTTTATGGACATATTCTGGGAGACTCTGAACGACCACGACGTACGACTGCACCATGATTGACATTGTGGTTGGCTTTGACCAGCGGGAAGCGGTGGCCTACCATACGTTTTGCCAGTCGGTGATCGACAATTGCAGCGAACCGGTGCGGTTCACCCCGTTGGTGGCTAATAATGTAGAACGGAAAGGCGGGTCAAATGACTTCATCTATTCAAGGTTTCTCGTACCGCATCTCATGGGCTACCGTGGTTGGGCCATCTTCGCAGACGGGGACATGGTCTGCCGTGAAGATATTGCCAGACTCTGGGAAATGCGTGACGATAGATACGCAGTCCAAGTCGTCCAGCATGACTACCAGACCAAGCACCCCCGCAAGTATCTTGGAAATAAGAACGAGAATTACCCCAGAAAAAACTGGTCAAGTCTGATTCTCTGGAACTGCGCCCATATTGCTAACCGCTGCTTGGATAAGCAGACCATTGATGCGGTAGAGGGTTCGTTCCTGCATCGGTTTGGCTGGCTCAATGAGTCTGAGATTGGCGAACTACCGCTTACTTGGAACTGGCTGGCGATGGAGTACCCGGGCAATGACAACGCCCAGATTGTGCATTACACCATTGGCACACCTTGCTTTGCAACATATCAAAATTGCGATATGTCTGAGTATTGGTGGCTGTCTTACAAACGAATGAATCAGGGGGTGGACGATTGAATAATGGAATGATAGCAGCTCATCTGTACGCACAAAGCGCAGCATGGTTCTTACTATATATGCTTGGCGTTATTATCTTTGCGGGGTGGCTCGAATGGCGTCGTGGCTGATAGGAATCATAGGAATTGTGTATATCGTGGTGGCCATTGACCTCTACCGTACCGGCAAGGCGTATCTTGCGCTGATGTTCTTGGGCTACGCTGTGGCTCAGGTGGGCATCTGGCTGGAATCTGGCAAGTGAGCTACAAGCAGTTTGACCAGCAGCTCCACGACGAGAACGATCCGCCAGCACGTAAGGCTGTATCTGACTTCATAACCAGGGCGTGGGGGCTTGGCGCTGAGGAAGGCGGCAAGTACGACGTGGACTTATTCGTGGTGGACAGCACGAAGATGTACAAGGGTGCGGTGGAGATTGAGCGCAGGCACAACTGGGTGGATAAGTTCCCATTCAAGACCGTACACGTACCTCATCGCAAGGCTAAGTTCTTTGGATTCTTTCCCACGATACTCTTTGTGCTGCGTAGCGACATGAAGCAGGGTATGTGGGCGCATGGCAGCGTGATTGTGGAATCCCCTGTCGTGAGGGTGGATAACAAATATGTTAATGATGAGCCCTTCTTTGACGTACCGCTAAGCAAATGGACTCGGGTGAATCTCTAAAAACTGGGATTTGAAAACCAATTTGGATTTTGTGGCTAGCGGTGCAGGCCCATAGCGACCCGTGAGAGCCCCGTGTGAGCGCTTACTTACCCCGACGGCGAACGAATGAGGCGAACCCGCCCAGCAAGCCCAGCAAGAATAAGCAAGTCCAAGCGGGAACGATTAGAACGGCAATAGCGGCCTTGTAAAGTATCGGGTAAGGGGTAGAAATACCCTTTTTAGTCGTTGTCATATCGGCCATTCTATGCGGTTTTCCTTGTGTGTGCGCTTACTAACCTAATCAACTCAAAAAAACCCCGAGGGATTAGCTCGGGGCTTATTTCAGGGGACTAGGCGACGACCCAAATATCGGCGGCCTTAACTATCCAATTCACGACGGGATTGCCTACGGGCTTGATTGTGAACGATTCCAGCTCGGGGTTTTCCGCCCAATTGTGATTGAGTATTTCGCACAATGTCGGCGGCCAAGTTGGGTCATCTAGCAGGTAACAATAGCTCATTATGCGGCCTTTTCGATTGATTGCAGGGGCTGGGAAAACTTAGGGCCGGGCATGAATGATATTTCACCCCGCATAGGCATGACAACGGCGAGATAGTTATCAACGCATAGCACGCCTGAGCTATTCCCACGGGGTCGCAAGCCGATGCTTGGCTTAGTTTTCCCCTTGATTTCCGCATAGTCGCAGAATCCCTTGATTGCGTCGGAAACATAATCATTATTAAAAACTGAGATTTCAGGGGCGGAACCGTCAAGCTGGGGGATTATCCGGCGATAGTCGGGAAATTTTCCGTCGGTGGCGAATTGCACAATCTCAGAGCCGTCGGGCAATCGAGCCGAGATTTTCCCGTTATCGTAGGTTATGAAGATTTTCGGAGATTTATCTTGCCGTGGAGCTTTAGCGGTTATGCACTTTTTCACCATGTCGGCGGGGATAATGAATTCAATGGGGGCAACGACTAGCCCATTGTTTTCTTGGATAACCATGTGCATACGGTGGCCATCGGTGGCCACAATGCGAGTTTCCGCCCCATTGTGTTCAATGAGAACCCCGTTAAGGTAATAGCGAATGTCATTCGTTGCCATGGCGTGCGATACGGCTTTTAAGTCTTTTTGATTGATTTCAAAGCTATTCATAATAAAACCCCTTTTATAGTTATGACGGGAAATCCCCGCCCCGTTATCCCCTGCAAGCAAGGGATAAAAGGCCGGAGATTAGAGCCATTCGTGGCGGAGCTCATATCCGCTATGCGTTCGGCCTTCGATTGGGTTATCACGGAAAAGAATCGAGCTTAGGGTATAGACAAGGTGGAACCCCATATCCATCCCGCAGCCGCCGACAACTATTCCGCCGTTATCGTGCAATTTCCAGCCGGTTAGAATTGAAGCATAGCCGGAAAGATACTGAGGCCGATTGTCCCGCATGGTGTAAAGGTCAATCCGGCGGGACATCCCCGAGGCGGATACGTGGCGCATTACGGTATAAACCGTGTCGCCGTGGCTTAGCATCCCTAACAATCTAGCTTTAGCGTATGCTTTTTGCTTTTCTTTTCCCTCGGCCTTGCTTAATACTTTCCCGTCGTTGTGATACTCGGGATGATTAGTTTCAATAATTAGGCCACCTGATAATTCTATGAACGTTGACATTTTTAACCCCTTATTTATTTGATTGACCAAGGCCGCATGATAAGAACCACGGCGGCAAGCCCAGCGAGTAAGACAAGAATATCTAACATAGTGAACCCCTTTATAGTGATTAGGAACCCGTAAGATACCTAACAATCGTAAAGGGTTCAACTTGATAGACCTAGGGAAAACCCGTATGTTGACTAGATATGTCGGGATTTAACCTACCCAAGAAGCCCAAGCTAAAGCTCAGGGAACCGCCGCCGCCCAGCCGGTTCGCCGTGGTTCCGTCGAGAGCTATCGGGGATGAGAGATTGACTAATCGACAATTCAGGGTTCTAGCGGCCTTGTCGAGCTTTGCGAACCGTGGGGGATTCTTATGGGCGGGACAGCAAGCTATCGGTGCAAAGCTGGGGATAACTAAGCAAGCGGCCAGCTTGCACATTAAGAAGCTCAGGGAAAAGGGATATGTCGAGCGAGTATCCGGCGGGATATGGGGACAGCGAGGCGATACGAACCGAATCATATATGACCAAGCGATTACGGCAAGCGAGGC